GAAGAACCAGGTCGTAAAAAGAATCCTAAAACTGTAGCAGACACTAAAGTTAAACTTAACTTTCCTCCGTTCCAACATTACAAATTTAACGAAAATGACGAACTAGTTTGTGTAGGAAAAAGTCACTGGGTTGGCGGAATGGAAAATGGTTACTTTGATAAAGATAGCGGTAAAGCAACAAATAAACTAGCTTTAATGTGGATGAAATTATGTGATCGTTATGCTACTCGTGGTAATGTGCGCGGATATACCTATAACGACGAAATGCGTGGACAAGCTATCTTGCAATTAGCACAGATTGGCTTACAGTTTGATGAGTCAAAATCAAACAATCCATTTGCCTACTATACAGCCGCAGTAACTAACTCATTTGTACGTGTTATCAACATTGAAAAGCGCAATCAAAACATTCGAGACGATATTCTTGAAATGAATGATATGAGTCCATCGTATACTAGACAATCACAAGGCGAATGGGAGAGAAACTTAGAAAGATCAAAAAATGATGCATCAAAGTAAAAATATCGGTTGACCTTGTTACAAAACTCAGTTATAATAACGAGAAGAGGATTAAAATTTGTTTAAAAAAGCGGCAGTCTTTACTGACATACATTTCGGCTTGAAAGGTAACAGCAAGGTTCACAACGACGATTGTGAAGAATTTGTAGATTGGTTTATCGAACAAGCAAAAGCTAACGGTTGTGAAACTGGCATTTTCTGCGGAGATTGGCATCATAATCGAAATAGCCTTAATCTAACAACTATGGATGCTACTATTCGCAGTTTAGAAAAACTAGGGGCGGCATTTGATAAATTTTATATGTTTGTAGGCAATCACGATTTGTATTACAAAGATAAACGAGATGTAAGTTCTACAATCTTTGGTAGACACATTCCAGGCGTTACATTAGTTGATGAGATTACTGAGTTTGATGATGTTGCACTTGTTCCTTGGCTAGTTGGCGAAGAATGGAAGAAGATTGAAAATATTAAATCTAAGTATATGTTTGGTCACTTTGAACTTCCTAGTTTTTATATGAATGCTATGGTGCAGATGCCTGATCATGGCGACTTGCGGCCAAGTCACTTTCAACATCAAGAATATGTGTTCAGTGGACATTTTCACAAACGTCAAGTACAAGGCAAAATTCATTACATAGGTAATGCATTTCCGCACAATTATGCTGATGCTGGCGATGACGAGCGAGGCATGATGATTCTTGATCGTGAAAACAACAAAGAACCCGAATATATCAATTGGTGGAATTGTCCTAAGTATCGCACAACTACACTAAGCAAACTATTAGATCCTAATTCAAATATTATTAAACCTAAAATGTATTTGAGAGTTACTATTGATTTACCTATTAGTTACGAAGAAGCACAGTTTATTAAAGAAACGTATATTTCACAACATGGTTGTAGAGAAATTACTCTTATTCCGCAAAAACAAATTGAAGAAATTACTACAGACTTAGATATTTCAACGTTTGAAACTGTTGACGAAATTGTATCTAAAGAAATTGCAGAATTAGACACTGAAAATTTTAACAAAAAGATGTTGTTAGACATCTATAACGAGCTATAAAATGATCCGTATTAAAGACCTTACAGTTAAAAACTTTATGAGTGTGGGGAATCAGACTCAAGCAATTGATTTCAGCAAAGAAAAGTTAACATTAGTTCTTGGAGAGAACCTAGATCAAGGCGGAGACGACGCTGGTAGTAGAAACGGAACTGGTAAAACTACTATTATTAACGCCCTCTCTTATGCTTTGTATGGAACTGCATTAACTAACATCAAACGCAATAACCTTATCAATAAAACAAACTCTAAAGGTATGGTTGTTTCTCTTGACTTTGAAAAGGACGGGGTTAATTATAAAATTGAAAGAGGTCGTAGTCCTACATTCTTAAAGTTTTATATTAACAGTCAAGAGCAAGAAGTAGAAGATGAATCGCAAGGCGACAGTCGTAAAACACAAGAATTTATTAATGACATGCTTGGCATGTCGCACGACATGTTTAAGCATATTGTAGCACTTAATACATATTCAGAACCATTCCTTGCAATGCGTCAAAACGATCAACGTGCTATCATTGAACAATTATTAGGTATTACTATTCTGTCTGAAAAGGCAGACGCTCTTAAGGAGCAAGTTAGACAGACTAAAGAAGAAATTACAACTGAAACTCTTAAAATTGATGCTGTTCAATCTGCAAACGAAAAGATTAGTTCAACAATTGAAAGTTTACAAAAAACGCAACGTGCTTGGCTTGCTAAAAAAGAACAAGACTGTACAAGACTACAACAAGGTATTACAGAATTAGAACATTTAGATGTGGAAGCAGAATTAGAAGCACACGAAAATCTATCTAATTGGAACGAACATAACAACGCCATTTTGGCTCTTAAAAAAGAATTAAGCACGTTAGAGCCAGCACTGTTACGTGCTGACAAAAGTGTAGAAAAAGCAGAAAAAGACATCGAAAATCTTGAAGATGCAACTTGTTATACTTGTGGACAAGCATTACACGAAGATAAAAAAGAAGAAATTGCACAGCGCAAGAACAAAGAACTTGCGGATGCAATTGCTTATCAATCAGAGATTAATGTTAAGGTTAAAGACGTAATGCTTGCACTTAAAGAAATAGGTAACATTAACGGTAAACCTACTACATTTTACGAAACAGTCAAAGAAGCATACGAGCATAGACAAAACGTTGATAGTTTAAAACAAACACTTGATAATAAGAGACAAGAAGTTGATCCGTATCAAACACAAATCGATGAATTGAACAATAGTGCTATTCAACAAATTGACTGGACTCCTATTAATGAGCTTACTGGTTATAAGGAACACCAAGAATTCTTGTTAAAATTGCTTACTAACAAAGACAGTTTTATTCGTAAGAAAATTATTGAACAAAACTTAGCATATCTAAACAACAGACTAACATATTATCTTGACCGTTTAGGGTTGCCGCATCAAGTTGTATTCCAAAACGATTTGAATGTTGAGATTACACAACTAGGACAGGACTTAGACTTTGATAACTTGTCACGAGGCGAGCGCAATAGACTTATCTTAGGTATGAGTTTTGCATTCCGTGATGTTTGGGAAAGTCTGTATCAAAATATTAACTTGTTGTTTATTGACGAGTTAATTGATAGCGGTATGGATACCGCTGGCGTAGAAGGATCACTAGCAGTTCTTAAGAAAATTGCACGTGAAAGAGAAAAAAATATTTTCTTAATTTCACACAAAGACGAATTAGTAGGAAGAGTAAACACTATTCTTAAAGTTGTAAAAGAAAATGGCTTTACAAGTTACGAGAATGATGTTGAAGTTGTAGAATGAATGACGACACACACGATTTATTAACTAAAGCATATATGGCTTACTTTAAGGCTAACGAAAAATTTGAGGCTAGAAATTCTGTGCGAACACATAGAGAAGCAAGAAGATGGTTAAGAGAGATACGTCTTTTAGCTAAAACTCGTATGGACGAAATACACAATAAGCATAATTCCAAAAAAGAGGCAGACGAATAGGCACACAATGTAAGTATACTCATGCAGTGGACTTACAAAGGACAAACAATTGACACGATACCAGACGAGTATGAAGGCTTTGTTTATCTTATCACAAATACCACTACAGGCCAGAAATACATAGGCAAAAAACTAGCAAGATTTAAAACTACTAAGCCACCCTTAAAAGGCAAGAAAAATAAACGCAGAGGCAGTAAAGAATCAGACTGGCGAGACTATTGGGGATCATCAGACAGATTAAATGCAGACGTACAGGCACTAGGCCCAGAAAACTTCACAAGAGAAATATTATACCTATGTAAAGGTAGGGGCGAAATGTCCTACATAGAGGCAAGAGAACAGTTTGATCGTAGAGTACTCGAAACAGATGAATACTATAATGGTATTATTAATGTTAGAGTCGGCGGATCAGACAAACTCAAACAGGCATTGCTAGAACATCACATCCAGGCAAAACAATCCAACACTTAAGGTTGGCGGGCCAGTTTGAAAATACCGCTGAGAAAAAGGTCCCCTGAGAAGGACACTCGTACACGTTGATCGACCACCACTGTGAGGAAGCCATCAAAAGAATTGGGCTCACTGGTTGACGTAGATAGATTGTTGGCTGTCAAAAAACACAAACACAGTACATAAAAACTCTTTAGCAATAGGAACGAAGCGAGAGGTAGTTGGAAACAACGATGTCGACGTAGGTTGGGAAAGGTCAGAGCCCATTGTACTTTGTGTATAAACAATTACCTACTTCCAAGTCTCGGCTGTGACGAACTCACATGAAGTTTTGAGATTAGATGGAACCGTAACAGGTTCCGTCTGACTGAAACAATCTACATGAAGCAATTACATTATTGCTATCGCAATAATGCTTTAATTCATATCTATTACTTCTATCAACAAACGAAGTGTTATAGTTTGAGCGT